ATTACAAAGGCAGCTTAAATGTAGATGGCGTAGAATATTGGCTATCTGCTTGGCTAAAGGTCAGCAAGGATGGGGCTAAGTTTATGTCCCTGTCTATCAAGAATAAGAACGCTGACGCTTCTTTAAATAAGCCCAAGAAAGCATCGTTTGACGATTCAGACGTGCCGTTCTGATTACGATGGGAAAGTTGTGCAAAGAGTCTTTTGGCTTGCAGACGAGCAATGAGTACCATCACCCATACTATGAAAAATCAGTATGCAACCCATACTGACTTCCGTGATTTCCGAGGGTTGATTCCCGAAAATACGCATTTCTTGCCTAGCAACATAGACATGATTTGCGAGAGAAAGGGACACTTCCTAATCGGAGAGTGGAAGAAACCTAATGAGAACATGGCTACTGGTCAGCAATTGCTACTCAAGGCTTTTGCTCAAGTGCCTAAATTTACTGTGTTAGTCATTATCGGTCACACAGACAACGAACAAACTGAAGTTGGAGATGTGTTCCAAGTTGTTCTAGGTAGGTGTGTAAGGATAGGAGAGGGTCTTGATTTTCTCAAAGACTTTTACATCATGTGGTACGAATTTGCAAACTCGAAAGGATAGACACCCATTGTTTAAATGGTATAATTAACCATCTAAATTAGGGGATGCTATGAACTTTAAAGATGAGTGCTTTAGAAAATTAAACTATGACCAAGAAACTGGAATTTTTACTTGGAAGCATGACGGAACTAGAGGAGTTAAAGCAGGTCATATTGCAGGGTCAAAAATGAATAGTGGATATATTGCTTTGTCAGTTAGTGGGAAAAAAGCACTTGGTCATAGAGTTGCATGGCTTTTTGCTCATGGTGAATTTGCACAAGGAAACATTGACCACATAAATAGAGACAAGGCAGACAATAGGATTGCAAATTTAAGACTTGCAACTTATGAGCAAAATGCTCAAAACAGATTAAAAAATTCTAAGAATACGTCTGGGTTTAAAGGTGTTACTTGGCATAAAAGAGATAAAAGATGGCAAGCAGCAATAACAGTAAAAAGAAAAGTTTTACATCTTGGATATTACAAAACTCCAGAAGATGCTTATCTTGCATACATTAAAGCATCTAAAAATTATCAATCACACTCAATTTTTAAAGGGAACTAAAATGTCATCATACGCACGAATAGAAATGTTGATAATTCAATGGTCAGAAGCTAGGAAAATTATTCCTAACAGCACACCAGAAGTTCAGCTTCTAAAAGCAATGTCAGAGATGGGAGAACTAGCAGATGCCACGATTAAACATGACAAAGAAGCTGTTATTGACGCTGTTGGTGATGTCATGGTCTGCCTTATTAACTACTGCGCTTTACAAGATATTCAGCTAGTAGATTGCATGGAAGTTGCCTATGACCAGATTAAGAATCGCAAGGGAATTCTTTTACCAAATGGAGTCTTCCAAAAGGATGTTACTTAGCCAACAAGTACAGACCCACGTTTGAAAAGGCGTACCCTGCATACACCACAGCCATGCTTGGGTTTCCTCTGTAGAGTTGTTCAGCAGCAATGTAGGCGTAGATGCCACCAGTTAAGATAATTAACCAAGCACTCAAAATGCACCTACATCAATTACTTCACCACGAAACTCAATCTGGTCTTCATTAAACTTGTGAACTAACTCAGGCCAAAGTAGTGTTCCATTAAAGAAGTTCAGCACCGCAAACCCTGACCTGTGGTTGCTTGGGTTTATTTCAGCATAAGTAAATTGTGGGCCATCAGTCTCAGCCAAAGTGCCTGTATCTACACCAAAACGATTGCCGTTATAGTCAGCAAATGGCGTGACCTTTAGGCTATGCAAGTGTCCAGTAACGATTGACACACCAGCGTTAACTGTATTGTTGTGAGTAGCATGAACACCACCTTTGTATCGGTGCTTAACAATCACATCTTCGGTAGGCCATACTGCCCAACAAAACTCCCAATCTAGGAAGTGGTCTGTTAGCTTAAATCCCAATACTTCTTTAAATTGTGGTGCATGTTGGGCTAATCTGTTGCCAAACCTAACATCGTGATTGCCCCATGTCCACAGTAGCTTTACATTGTGCCTTGCTGCTTTAGCGACTTCCTCAATCTCGCCCAATGCGCCCTGACAGGCTTTAAGTTCTTGGATAACAGTAGTCGCTGGTTGTTCAGTTACGTCATGCCTTGATATAGACGCACCATCAAACGCATCTCCGTTACAGATGATAGCTTTGGGCTTGAACTCTTGGATAGCCCATAGAAGCCCTTTAAACGCTGTTGTACGCTGACTAGGAATAAAGTGGGCATCTGAGAACACAATAACTGTTCCGTCCAGTATGCCAAGTTCTACTTGCTTTAAAGGAGAGAAAGACTTGGGTCTGTTTTTGTTATACAAATCACCTCTATGGTCTTTCGCATTGAGGGTCATGTTGTATTCTTTTTCAATCCACCTTCTGCGTAAATGGACTGCCCTGTTATTTATACCAAGGTGTTCAGCCATTCTTTGTGCAGACTGAAGTTGTCCCCATAGCTGGATAAACTCCATGTCGGTACAGGTTTCATTATGTGCGCCCATTGGAATCCTTAGAGAGTAAGTTTTCTAGCAGATTGATAACTCTATGCTCTTGCATCTCTATTTCCTCATCAGAGGATTTAGGGTCTGTGGCTACACACATTAAGTCATGTAAGAAAACATGAAGTAACTCGTGAAGTGCAGTTTTATCTAGGCTCTCAGGTGTTATCTTTTCAGCACCAAAGTCGCCAAGTCGGTAGGTAGCTAATCTAGCTGTCTGATTAAACTCCACAGAAGCCATAGCTTGCTTGGCTGGCTTCATGCCCTTTTCAATTCTCCAATCCCCAAGACTTAGCACCTGTTGCCATTTTTTGACGCTTTGTGCAAAAAGTTCTGCATCTTGTTGGGTTGGTATGTTAGCCATTTAATATGTCCAAGGCATGATTGATATGCTTAATTCGGTCATCCAATCCTATCGTGCCTCCGTTAATCTTTTTTGTCATTAGTGTGAAATCTTGTCTATCAGCAAACTGATTTATCTTGTGGGTGTTCCAGAACCAGCCAGCAGTCATAGCAGCATACTTAGGGGTAGCCACTAGGTCTGGTTGCATTACAAAGTCCTCACCACAAGCCTGACCTGCATGAAAATAGTTTGCATGGCCTGTCAATTGGATACACCCTCTGCCTCTGAAACGATACCCATCCCCAGACGCTTCATCCCTGTTTCCCATACGAGAAGAATAGACTTTGTTAGCAATCTTCTTGGGATTCCTAGCGTACTCGTTAGCTATCTCAACTGTTGGAAATCTAGACTTCCACAACTTCATTAGGGTTTCAGCACGATAGTTTAGGTTTTCTTCCAAGACCTTAAAGTTAGCGCACTCATGTCCACATTGCCCAATAAACGATGCTTGTCTGACAGGTGTAGATATATCGAAACGCTGGAAAGTCTCGTTAAGTGCGTCAACCCACACAGGGTCAATGTGCATCTTTTTTAGGTGTTCACTTGTTACCATTTATCAAATCTCTCATCTGTTGATACGAGTCCACACAAGCATTGAGTGCAGCAGTATTCCTATCACCTTGGGCAACTATTTCTGCGATTGCGTCAATGGTTGCTCTTTCGGCATCAGAAGCTGTGTCAGTCGGTCTGTCAGGTTGACTGGTTGCTTTTGTATCTGCGCTGGTAGAGGCGGTACTTGAGGCGGTTTGTACGTTACTGGAGGGGCAGAGGCGCAGCTTGCCAGCACGATTAGCGACAGCAAGGGCAGTAGTCTTTTGATTGATAGCATTGGTAGCCTCCTGTAATTTCACAGATTGTTGGTTAAGTTTCTCGCTCATGTTTTGCTCTATCTGACGAGCCTCATCATTCTTTTTGGCAATGGCTATCTTCATGTCGCCATCACGCTCTAGCCATCCATAGTGGTGTCCTACTCGGTATGTACCAAAGAGAGATACCAAAACACCAACGATTAACCAAGGTAAAGGAATAGGTAACATTAGTCAGCCTCTTTTCTAGCTTGTGCTAATTGTTCTCGCTCGTCATCATCCTCTAGCAAATCTGGAGGAGTAGTCGGAGGAGGAGGAGGAGTCCATGATTCATCTAGTTCTGGATTCTTCCAAACTGGCATTGCACCGAATGGTTGACTAGGTAAACCATACGCAGATTGCGGATAGGACGAGTTAAAACCACCCTGATAGCCTCCATAGCCCATTGGCTGACACATTGGCTGTGTCGGAGGATTAAACGCTCTGGAGACTGCGCCAGCAGCCCTCTTAGTCATAACACCACCAATACCGCCAACAATTAGCAGAACAATGTCGTTCAGCATCTTGGTATAGGCTTGGTCAATCGGGGCCATGCTCTTAATTGGCTGAGTCACAAAGGTGACAGAGTAGAGCAAAGCAATCACAATAAAGCACAGGATACAGGTCACGACAATGACCACAAAACCCCACACACGAACTTCAAATTCTTCAGTTGTTAGGTTTGGCTTCTGGCTGGATATCATTGACTTTTTTCTCCAATATTGGGGCAACCAGATATTCTGGACATTGTTGAGTAAACAAACACTTAGGCTTCTGACATTCCTCTGCATGGAAGTGGTCAGGATTTTGGCACTTGTATCTGTACCTGTCTTCGCATCCAGATAGCATAAGTGCTATAAAAATCAGAACATATTTCATTTACCAAGTCCAATACGATTAAGTAGGAGATTAACAATTCTGTCCGACAAATCGTCAGGAAGAAACTTTAGAAAGCCTAAAAAATACAAAGCCACAAGTCCATAGACAAATATTTTTAAGCATAAGTCAAAGGTCTTCTGGTATTCATTCATCTGCCACATCTACGAGTAGTTGCACAGAATTCCATCAACTCATTTACACCAACAAAGACTAGAAACAATACAAAAAAGATTCCACCTATTGCCAAACCAATCTCTAGTTGTTCTTGCTCTTTCTGTTTGGCTTCTTTCTCGGCTTTCTTCAATGCACTTATCTCTTTAGCATCTGCCAAGTCCATCTCTGCTTGACGAGCCTTAATCTTGTTCCAGACATCAATCTTGCCTGTCTGCATAAAGAGCATCTTGAGTTCTTCTTCAAACGCTCTGGCTTGCTCTAGTGCCATCTCAATCTGCAAAGCCGTACCCATGTTCGAGCCTTTTCCAGACTGCTTGGCTTGAAGCATTGCTTTGGTAGCTACAGACTTAGCGTCAAATAGCTTACCAATCATGGGCGCAAGTGAGCCTAGGTCATTGGCAACATTAGCTGCCTTCTTGACCATGCTGATTGCTGACTGTATGCCAGCTAGTGCGGTCATCGGGTCTATGGGAATCATTTTTTATCTACCTTTTTCCATTCAATACAGTAGACTTTTCGGTTGTACACATCGCCAACCCAAACCCACTTGACACACCTGTACTCAATAGTTACAGCCAATAAAAACGCTAGTACCATGCCCACAAAATAATGTAGGCACACCAAACAACAGTAATACAAAAAAGGACTGCGGTAGTAAAAGCCATAGCCCAATCTCTCATTTTTTAATCCAAGTCTGCCAGATAGCACCAGCAGCAATGACTAAACCACCAATCCACAAAACTGGTTGAGCAATAGATGCTATCCAGTTAAGAACCTTTACAGCACCCTTGGCAGCGTCAATAGCGTCTACCAAGTCTTTAGTGTTCTTATCTATCTCATCTACCTTTGCTTCAACAGCTAGTAGACGCTCATAGATTTGCTCATGGCTTACATCTGTCATGGTGCATCAGGCCAAGTAATAGTCCAAGGAAAACCTGTCTGCGTAGTGACATCACGCAAGGCTTGACGATAGGTAGCCCATACTGCTTTGTCAACAGGAGCATCAGCTACTTGTGTCCAATCACAGTCTTTTAGTTTCTCATCCCTTGAAGCACGAACACTCTTAGCCTGTTCAGCATCCTTAGTGGCTTTGTAAGCAGTCTCTTGTTCAAGGGCTGTTTTAGCAGGGGTTTCGTCTGTGGCGGCAATATCTGTGAAGACAGGGCCAAGGATATATTTGGTGTACCACTTACCATCTACTTGCTCAACACCAGAGGCTTGAGAGTATTGGTAAACAGTACCACCAGTAGCTTGTGCGCCTTCAAAGACTACATCAGCACCCAAAGCCTCTAAGACTTCAGTTGTTGTTATGTCCCATGATGGGCCACCATTGGCTTTTGTGTATGCACGAAATTCTGCTTCGTACATGACTTGTCCTGATTGTGTTCTGATTTGCATGAATTACTCCTTAATCCGTTTTCCAGATGCCCGTTTAGGTATATTAAGTGCGCCATTGATGGCTTCCCACTCAGGTTGAAACTTCTTTAAAGAACCCCAAGAACTACCAAATTTTGTAATGGCTTGGTCTCTTGTTGCTTTATTTTCAACAGCCCAATCCAAGGCTTTAAATAGATTTTGTTTAGCAAGTTCTATTTGCTTTTGTCTAGCTTCTTCCCAATTGGGGAAATGTCCATTAGCTGTTCTTGTTGCTAACGCTTTTGCCCTTACTTCGGGTTTGGCCGCCATAGCGCAACGCTTTGCTACAGTTTCTGGTTCTTGCATATTTGCTATATGCGCCTCCCATGCCAAACTTGTCGCCCTTGTTTCTGCTTGACGTTGCTTTGCAATATCAGACATTGTTGTTCCACGTCTTGCATCAGCCCACTTACGTTTAGTTTCTTCAGAATGTTTCTGACCAAGAAACCCACCAACAGAGTTTTTATGTGCGTTGTATAAGCGACCCGTGTCAAAACATTCTTCAAGCACAAATGATTCAAGTTCTTCAAGTCGCTCAACAACTTCAGGCCAAACAAGTTTAAATTCAAAGTCTTGCTCAGTCCTTGATGACCATGAGTGCTGTAAACGGGGATTCATATGGCGACCAGCACGTAAGTCAGATAAGTGCCTACGCTTTCTAGCGGGCCAATCAATGGTACGCCCAATGTAGGACATACCAGTTGAAAGGTTTTTAATCTGATAGATTCCGATATTCATGTCTAAGCAATCGCAAGAAAAATGTAGGAAACACCATTGGTATTAGCCGCAATAGTTGCTGTTTCGTTTACAACAAAACCTGAATTATCTGCATCAATCCAATCTAATCCTGTCACTTCAGCCGCTGTGCTGTTTAAGTATAAAGCAGGGTCATTACCAGCCACAATTCCTCGTGCGCTGTCTGCCACAATCCAATTTCCTGTGGTGCTTGTAGCCTTGACCAATACAAACCTTGCACCACCTGTAAAACCGCAGTTAATTGTTTGGCTAGAGCCGTTTCCTGTGTACGAGCCTACTTTGGAAACACCTGCACAAGTGGCAAATAGGTAAGTTACAAAAGTCCATCCCGACCCCGTATTACCCATGTACATCACAGATGATGTGGGAGTAGTATTAGTCCAAGTATTTAAGTTTGTATCTTCAGCAGAAGTTGATTCAAGTTGCAATTTTTTAGATGCACCTAAAGGGGCGACATATACATCCCATTGACCGCCAGTAGAAGAATCCCTGCGTTTGCGAATCATCATTTCTGGGATTGCACCTAGGTTATGGCTAATCGTTTGAGGAGAGCCTGTTGCTGTCCAACAAACCATATCAAAGAAGCTAGGGGCACGTCTAAATGACCACCAAATATTGTTTTCACCAGAATATGTTTTAAAGCCTGTATTCCAATATTCATACCCTGTTTGATTGCTACTTTCTGCCGCAGTTGAATCTGGGTAAAGCGTTACTGTTCCACTACCCGCTGTTGATGGCAAGCCACGCAATCTGTCTTGAAATTGACCACTATAAGAACCACCACGGGCTTTCCACATACTTAAATCTGTTGGAAATCCTGTTGTAACTTGTGTGCCATCTGTTGGCGCATTTAAAGCATTAGGACTAAACACACTAGTCCCACTTGTAGGCACTTTCATTGGGCCTCTACGAATGGCTATGTAGATGTATGTGTTTGGGCCAAGAGCCGTTACATTAAAACCTGTTGAATTTGGTCTTGCGCCACCAGAAGCAGTATTTTCTGCTTGCGATAAATTTGCAAACAGTCTTGCAACAGCTGTGTCAACAGGCATTCCTCTCATATTGTCATTCATAAACCATGAGCCAGTAATATTTGTCACCTTCATCATGACCCACTGAGGCTCATAACCAAGGTTTATGTTTGCGTTGCCGTCATCATCTGCCGTAAACGTCCCACACGAAATCACATTGTCTGTACCAGTTAGGCCAAAGCCTCCTGCGTCATGGGCGAATAGGTAGGCTACGTATGTTCCACCAGAGGCGTTAACAGTTGCATCAGTACCAAGACTAAAAACTGTGCTTGTTGGCGTTGTTGAATTCCATCTTGTTGCACCTGTTGCTACAGCGGCTGTTGTGTTTAGTACCAAGTATTGTGTATTTGCTAATGAACGATGGTAAACCTGCCATGCACCAGTTGTATCTGTGCGCTTCACCATAATACAAGCTGGCACAGAGCCTAGTGAATGAGAAATAGTTGTGTTTGAACCTGTCCCTGTATACGTCACAACATCAAAGAACTTTGGTTGCTTGCGGAATGTCCATGAGACGTAGGTTGCACTTGAACTGTAGTTAGCGCAACCGCTAGATTGGTCGCCTCCAAGCGTAAAGCCATTTGAGTTAAATGATGAAATTGCCTGATTGGTTACAGTTGCACCAAGGTCAGCTTGAGCATTTGTTAAGTCAGAATAAAGCTGGAATCTATTTCCACGAACTGTATCAATCAAACTGTTATTTAGTGCAAATGGTTGCGTTCTTGCCTTAGTCCAAACAAGACCGCCTTTACCCGCCAAGTCAATCCCGTTTGTAATTGTTTGGCTTGATGGGCCGTTGCCTGTATAAAGATAAGTGCTAAACACATCTTCAATGTACTGAGGAACAGCAGGAACACCACCACCAAAGGCATCGTAACTAGCAGCACCAGAAGTTGCTTGTAATGGCATGGTTTAAGCCTTAAATTGTGTGTTGCTTGCCAAGACTGTGAAAGTCGCACTACCTGTTTTGATGATGAGGTAACGATAACTATCAATGCCACTTGCATTTCCAGCAGTAGGCGCACCACCTAACCACCTAGTCGTAACACCTGATGTAGTGCCATCAACTTGCACAGCAGAGTTGTAGTAAGCAGTAGCACCTTGAGTGACCAAGAAAGCCACAGTCATTGATTGACCTGTACTCATCAAAGTATCTAATGAAGTACCGCTAGAGCCTCTGAAGTTAACTGTCCAGTTAGCACTTGCATTGCTTGTGTAATACAAAACAGACTGAGTGGTAATGTCGTAAGCAATCGTGCCTGTAGCCGCAGTTGCTGATACTGTTGCCACCTCTGCCGCATCGTTTAAAACAATGGCAGTAGCTGATGATGAACCTGAGAAAGTCTTAGTAGCCGTGAATGTCTGTGCTGTGTTAAGACTTGCAACATTGGTTAGCGTATTGTCAGCAAAGGTGATAGTCTTGTTTGTCAGGGTTTCTGTGCCTGTCAAAGTAGCAAAGCCACCTGCCGTGAAAGCAGCGTTAGTCCATGTTGAACCTGTCCACACGAATAAGTTATTAGTGGATGTATTCCAGTACAAAGCACCTGTGAGCAAAGCGTTACCATCATTGTCTACAGATGGTGCAGAACTCTTAGAACCTAAATATCTGTCATCAAACTCATCATAAGTGTTAGAAGCACTGGTAGCACTAGCAGCAGCATTTGTTGCGCTTGTAGATGCGTTTCCTGCGCTTGTAGAGGCATTGGATGCACTCGTTGAAGCGTTAGAGGCAGAAGTCGCAGCAGCAGCAGCACTTGTTGCAGCAGAAGTTGCACTACCTAAGATGCCATCAACATAAGTCTTAGTGGCAGCGTCTTGGTTATTGGTAGGGTCACCCAAACCAGTAATCTTAGACGTACCCATCGCAATAGCACCCGACATCGTGCCACCAGTAGTCGATAACTTACCACTCAGAGAAGTATCAACTTCAGTCTTTGTGTAAGCGTCTGTAATACCATAACCAGAGATAGTCGTAGGATTCGTACCAGAAGTGATACGTCCATAAGCATCAGCCGTAACGGACTTGTATGTGCCAGCAGTAACAGCAGTTGTAGCCAAATCAATGTTGTCCGAATTGACAACAATACGGCTAGAAGACGCTGTTCCTACGTCTAGTGTGTTACCTGTCTTTGTAAGACCTGCGCCAGCGATAACCTGACCTGCACCAGAGAATTGAGCAAAGGTAATTGATGTGCTACCTAAAGTACCGCTTGTTGGAATAGTACAGATAAAGCCGTTATTAGCGTTTACTGTACCGCCTTCAACAAAGGTGTAAGCAGCTACCAATTCAGCATAGGTGTCAGCGTCTGTTGTTCTAGTCCATGAACCAGATGCACATAAGTAGATACCATTATTAGAAGCAGTAGATTGGTCTTTAACCAATACTCGGTCACCTGCAATAACAGAAACTCCGTCTATGGTCTGTGCGCCTGATAACGTAAGGTTTGCAGTAGAAGCAGCAACCACAGAGGCTTTGGCATCGATACCTTGGGCAATAGCATCTACATAAGACTTGGTTACTGCATCAGCATCAGCCGTTGGTGTACCAAGACCTGTAATCTTGTTTGTACCCATAGCGATAGCACCAGACATAGTGCCACCAGCAAGATTCAACTTTAAGTTGTCAGCAGTATCTACATAGCCTTTGGTAGCTGCATCAGATGCGTTAACAGGTGTAGCCAATCCTGTGATTGTTCCTACTGTCCCAGAGGACATATCCAATGTGCCATCAATCGTGACGTTATTGAATGTAGAAGTTCCTGTAGCCGTTGTGACGTTACCAGAGACATTGCCTGTCAGGTTACCAGTGACATTACCTGTTACAGCACCTGTGTGTGTTCCTGTGGTGTTACCAGTTACGTTACCTGTCAAACCACCAACAAAGCCTGTTGAGGCTGTTACTGTCGTTCCTGTGATAGCTTGGGCAGATGAGCCACCAATCACCGCACCATTGATAGTTCCACCAGTAATAGTGGCAGACGATGATGTGAGTGGGCCTGACAGACCAGCAGTAGCTGTTAAAGTGCCTGTCAGAGTGGATGTGCCAGTAACAGATAAGTTACCACCTACAGTTACATTGTCACCAGCAGAACCATCTTGAAAGTTCTTTAACTGAGCCATCAATGTACGAATAGCATTGTTGACCAAAGATGGGGCCATACCCTCCGCTAAGTTAATACTGTTAATGTCAGTATTGTTATTAGCGGTACTGCTGTATTCTGAAATCTTGGTCTTTGCCATGTTAGTCCTTAGTCGGGGTTAGCCATACCAGTTAAATCAATTTTTCTTGGTTGTTGTGCTTGGTACAACAAATTGAACATTGTTGGATAGTCTATATCTGGCATCCTGTTCTGTACGTCAAGCAAACCTTTAGCTACACGACCTGCACCATAAGCAGCTTCTCCCATCAAACGAGGAGATGATGTGGCTAATGATGCAGCAGCAAGTGGAGTTCCAAATAAACTACCAGCCAATAATGCTGTAGGAACAGATGAAGCACCTTGCAAACCACGAGGCGCATAGTTGCTTAATGCTTGACCTGCTAATGCTGGCATCATCTCTCGACCACCAGCTTCTTCAAGTTGCTTAACCAAACTCATGCGCTGACCATAATTTGTATTTACATTATTTCGCATGACTGACTGCAATTTACGCATTTGCGTATCTACAGAGGCATTTTTTCCTTGAGATAAAGTTTTTTCAATCTCACGAATAAGGTCAGTAGCTTCTGAATACGCTTGCATTGTCTTAGCGTATGTAGGTGCTTGTTTCTTAATTTCGTTTTTGATTCCATTGTAAACTTCATTAACAGCAGTTAAAGCAGTCTTTTGCTCAAAAGGAATGTCCTCAAGAATTGCACCAACTTTTTGCTTTAGCTTATCAAGACCTTCTGGTGTATGAAACTCAGCAGGGTCTAATTGCTTCCAAGCATCAATTTCAGCCCTTGCAGAAGCTAACCTATCAAACGCTTTTTCATTAACTATCTTACCTTTGTAAGTAGTTTTGTTCATAGCGTTATCAATGGCTTTATCAATTCCATCAAAAGATAAAACTGTCTTGTCTTTGCTTATGCTTGCCATCTCTGTGCGATAAGCATTTTGACGCTGAATAGCCATCTCAGCTAGGTTTTGTTTGGCAGCATCTAAAACTTCAGTTTGTGGAACTTCGCCACGCAAATTAGCTTTAAAAACATCTGCTGTTTCACCACCAGTACGACCTGCTTGATATGCTTGACCAATAGCATCAGAACCTGCGCCTGTTTGCATACCGAGTAAAGGCTTTAAAGCCTTACCAGTAACATCGGCAGTTTTACCAACAGCACGAGCAGAAAGCATCAATGGGTCAACAGCACGAGCAGCAGTAGCTAACGCAGGTGCTGCCCTTGTAGGCAACATAGCACCACCAGTAAGCACAGTAGATAGGTCTGCCATAACTCCAGCAGGGTCTGTAGCCAATGCTCGTTTAGCACCTTCTACGCTACCATAACGCTCTACATAATGCTGACCAACTTTAGACGCTAAGTCACGACTTGCTTTGTCTTCGCCTACAGCTTGGACAAGTCTCTCTGGTAATGCGTTTTGCAATATGCCAGCACCAAGGTCTAAAACTGCTTTGGTTGTTTGAATAGGGCTTGTAACGGCTTGATATATGTCGCCAAGCATTGAGCCAACAGAACTAGGAAAGTTTGTTACAGCACCTGTTAAAACTTGCTCAGTAGATAACTTCTGTCCACCAGCAACTCTATCAAGACCAGTAATTTGTTTTCCAGAAAAGTCTTTTGAAGCACGAGCAATCACATCGTCTTTAGTAAGACTTTCTGGTGCATTTCGATAAACATGAGAAGTGCCATCATCAAAGGTTACTGTAATGTCAGCCATGTTTACCACCCACTAGATGTTGCTTGTTGTTTCTTTTTAGGAGGAGTAGTCTCCTTCAAAAGACCAAGACCGAATGTTTTATCTAAGTTTTGCAAAGCCGTTATGTTAGCCTCGTAGCTAAGTTTAGGGTCTGTGGCAGCCTTTAAATACATCTGCATTTCAGCATTTGAGTTCATTTGTGACGCAGACATTCCTGTTGCTTCTTTAATCAAGTTCAACAACAAGGGACGAGTCTGTTCAATTACTTGACGTTGTTCTTGGTTTTTAGTTCCAAGCGCACTACCCATAAATTGACCAACTGCCGATGTTCCCATCTTTGCACCAATGTTTTCACGACCACCAGAAGTTGTGCTAGTAATACCACCACCTTCAAGAAGCGTGTCATAACTTGTTTTTAGTTGACCAACAACATCTGACAATTGTTGTTTGGCTTGCTTTTTAATATCAGCTTTTTCTTGCGCTTTTTCTTCTTTTTGACCAATGTTAAATTCAGCCAACATTCTAGCTGTCGCTTGAGAACCTTGAGACAATGCAGCAGTTTGGGCTTGTGCAAGTTTAAATTGTTCAGATGATTGAATCCTATTAGACAATTCTGCAAAACGCTTGTCAGCAGTTTCATCATCAATAGCACCACTTGCATAACTTTTGCTATACCTCTGTGCAGTTGCCCTTAAAGCAGCAGGAACATTCTGGTCATTAGCAAAAATATCAAATGGGTTATCTGCAATTTGTGCAGGTTTTTGCCCACCAGCAATAACTTCGGGCTTTTGCGTTATTGGGTTTATCCTGATAAGTTGCTCATTTTTTCCAAGTTTTGTAGTTTCACCTGTCATTGCCTTTTGAGCAGCAACCAACTCAGCCAAAGTCTTGCGTCCTTCAGCAGAACCCATCAATTGAGGAACTACTCTTTGCAAATCAAAGCCACCAGCAGTCATGCCTTCGCCTACTCGCTGACCCATTATGTCTTCGCCATAAATTTCTTGAGGCTTGGTTACAGCACCTTGGAGAACACCTTGAATTCGTTGTTGTTCAGCTAATTGTTGTTGCTCTAACTTACGCTTACGAATCATGTCTTGCAACTGAGCATTTTGTAATTGCTCTTGCAAAGCACCTTGCATACCACCACGATAGGCTTTCTGCCCTTGTTGCAATCCCTCAACAATAGACTGTCCTGTGTTACCACCTTGAAATAGTCTGCCAGCTAATGCGTAGAGGGCTTGTGCTTGTGCATCGTCACGATTACGAGCAATGTCAGCTTGTGACATACCAAGCAGACCCATTGTGTCTGCACCGCCTGTACCGAAAATGTCTAATAGTCCAGCCATGATTAACCTCCACCACTTAGCCAGTTAGATGCGCTGTCCCACAAGTTTCCAATGCCTTCAGAGCCACCTAGATTCTTATACAAACCACCACCAACAGCAGCCAATCCTAACAAGTTTTGCAGATTAGAAGTGTCTTGTGTACCACTAGCAGTAGACTGCCCAACTCGTCCTAATGGATTACCATAGACAAGTGATAGATAGTTCTGTAAGTTTTGTTGTGGTTGGTTTTGCAAGAAGTTAAATCGAGCCATGTCAGACTGTAATTGCTGACCTTGATAGCCTTCACGCAATTGCCCTGCTTGCAACATCTGCTGAATGTCTTGATAGTCAGCACCAGCCATTGCAGGGGCAGCCATCGTAGCAGCTTGCTGTCTTGCTCTCTCATCAGCGTAGTTCTGATAAGCCAACTGTCCAGCAGTATTAGTTAATTGTTGACCAAATACACCTGCTGCCCTGTCTTGCAATGAACCCATAGCACCAGAGCCATAACGCCCTGCTAGGCTTGCTTTAGAGCCAATGTCGCCTAGTGTTTGTTGAAACTGAGTCTGCGCTGCTTGTGCAGCAGGTTGAAACGCACCTTGAAAGAAAGGGTTTCCACCTAGAAAACCACCAGAAACTGTGTTCTGTAGCTGATTCTGTGCAGATTGAAGTAAGGGATTACCCAAAGAAGCACGAGCCTCTAAAGCCTGTAGACCAGTTTGAGTGGTAGTGCTAGGGCTTACATAAGTCTGACCACCATAATATTGAGGCCCACCGCCCTGATAGGCTTGCTGTGCTTGCTGTAAGCCATACGAAAGGTAGGGCTGAATTGTTGGGTCAATTGACGATGTGGTAGTAGTAGCCATCTTTACTCCTAGAGTTTCGGATTCCAAGATGGGTCATCCACGGAATCCATTATACATAAATTATCCAATTACAACATAGGCATATGTCTTATTTGCCGTACTATTAGCAAAGTGTGAAACCACAGCCTCACCGCTAGTTTGGGACGAAACATAGACATTTGAATATGCGTAAGGTGCGATAAACTGAGCCGTAATGATTGCAGCAGGAATAGATGGTCTTGGTACGCCAGTATCAGCAGCAAAATGCTCTAATGTCACACCAACATTAGAAACAGCACCTGCTAACTCTACATAATCATTTGCTGCTAAATCAAGAAAGAAATTCATTGAGCCAATCAAATGGCTAGGGTCACCTGTGCTTTTTCTAGCTGGCATACCAAATCGACTAGCAGACCTAACTACATCTGTTCCATTTACCCTAAACCAAATATCGGCATATTGACCATCATTTGTGCTGTTTTGCAACTGTAAGGAAAACTGAAAGTTATAAACACCTGCATTTCTTACATTTATTCTTGTAGTGTTTGACAGGTAAACACCATTGCTTTCCTCAGTTGTGTCAAAAACAACAACAGCAGTAGTACCAGCACTAGGTGCTGTTTGGTCTGTATTGTTGCTAAAACACCCATAAGGCGCAGCATCAGCCTCTGCTGCATTAGAAAATGGAACTAAAATAATCTTTGAATCGACACTAATACGCCTATCGTAAATAGTCGTAGATGTTGCATTTCCTGTAGCCAGAGTAATCGTTCCTGTGTTATTGGTCTTGCCATTCATAATGCCATTGACAATTTCAGCAACCGACCTTTGGTCAGAGCCAAATACAGGAAGTGTCCTAAACTGACTTGTCATCGAACACCCTGACCAGCTACATCAACATCAACAGCAACAGCGTTTTTCCAATCTGCGCCAGTAGGGTTAACTTGGATACGATGGTAACGCCCTGCGCTACGCAAAGAAACCCTGTTCTCTGAGTCAGCAGCTACTGGAGTCCCAAAAGTAACGTCTTGGCTTAACAATGTGCGAGAAGCTACAGCTATGGTTGCAGAGCCATTATCTACCTGTGGTCTAGCCAAAGTCACTACAGACTGTCCACCAAGGTCAATGTCGCCAGTAGCAATCTGCCCTGTAAGACTTGCACCTGTGTATGTATAAACCTTCGCACCTAGCGTACCACCAAGGAAATACTTACCACCAACATACAAACGTGAGTCTAAACTTGTCGTCAATGCGTCAATAGATGCGTTAATGCTATCTAACTGCTCTAAAGTTACAGCAGTCGTAGATGCCTCAGACAAGTAATCAGTACCTGCATCTGCATAAGTCCATCTCTTTGTAGCAAAGTTGTAAATGATTAGTTTACGATTTCCGTCTGTAGCTACATAGTTCCAAATAACCAGTTTGCGAATAGGGTCAACAGCAGCAGACATAGAACCATAGTCAGATTCTGATGCGTCATCAATAAAGAATCGGTCAACCTTTTCACTACCAATTGGCTGAACAGTCTGACCATCACACAGATAAAAACCATCATCCGATAGGAAGAATGTAATCCCTTGGTACTGAGCAATAGAGCCAGCAACCATACATCCCTTGTTACGAGAGATATTGTCAAACTGGAATATGAACGGAGTACCTACATAGGTCATTCGGCTAATGGCTCTTTCTAAGAACACCAAGCCAAACTCACCACCTCGGATTCCTACAATCTGTCCACCATCAGGAATATCTTGATAGTCAGACTGAGTGTTTACATTCTCTACCCAATCTGTTTCATCGTTAATTGCAGACCAACGAACACGATATTGTTGCTGTGCAGCAGATTCATAAGTATTAGCGCAAACCACAAAGTCACGCACGACAGTAATGAACTTAGCTATCGGTGCAGAAGCACTTAAATTAGCAAATGCTGTAGAAGTTCCTAGAGTCCATGCTTGCAATACATCAGCATTGTTAGTTGTGATAACAGTCTTACCAAACTGAGTAAAACGAACCTTGTCGTTAATACCAGTAGTCATCCCTGTCTTAACTTGAGTCAATGCGCCTACGCCGTCTACTGTGTAAATCTTAGATGCACCAGAAGTAAACAACTGAGTCGTAGAGTCTGGATTCTTGGCAGCGTACAGAGACACTAGGTCTTCGGCAGCAGTACCAGAAAACGCTACAGCACTAGGGAAAGGCCCATATCCCACAGCCTGAGAAACCACGTTCTTAGCGTCAGTCAATGCGCCAGTAATACCTGACTGGTCAGGCATCCACTCACCTAATTGGATTCTTTGTGTAGCCATATCAGATGTATGTAGTTTGCATTGCCAAAGGAACGCCAGAGAATTGACCCTTCTCGTCAGAGCGAGTCAATGAACCCATAGCTCTGTCAAACATAGTTCCCCATGTATTGATTCGAGCATCGTTCATCAAGTAAGGCTCGGCTTCAATCAAAGCACCATACAAGAGCAAGTCAGGACAAACAGTCAAGAATGTATTACTTGTATTCGATGTACTCAAGAAAGGAGGCGCAGCAGAATAAACCAAACTCAATGTGTAAGCAAAATCAGGAATAGGTGCTAACTTAAATGTGCTTGCCAAAACTGTGTAATCCAATGGCTTACCTGCGTCCATGCTTCGTGAGTTACGAGAGAACAAAGATGGGGATTCGTAGTTCAATGGAAATACAGGATTACCTGCAACCACAAAATCTTTTACTTCCAAGAAGTCAGATGGGATATTAACTGTAGCTGTTCCAGATGTGCAGGTCAAAGATGTAGAAGTCAACATCTGACGAATACGCAAGTCTCTGCGTAAGCGTACTTCTGCCAAACGGATAAAGTCTGGAATCTGAGTCGTTAGGTCTGAACGAGCCAAGTATTCTGCAATAGTTGTCTGTAGTTCAGCATAGGTAGTAAAACTCATACAACTCCTGTTCTAGTGCGCCAAGCACGATTCATTGGGTCATTTAACCAAACAGCAAAACGCTTCTCATCTACCACAGCATAACCACGCATGATGCCCTCTTTGTTTAGGTCATCAATAACTGTCAAAGGAATAGATGCAACCTTGTTGCCAAACAATTGGTCAGACCATCTTGCTCTCTCGTCATACGAGTTATATTCTTTTTTATTCTGCTCAACAATGTCAGACACATCCTGACGAGTCTGAATAACGATGCCACCTTCGCCATCGGCATGAACAGCAGTTTGTCTAATGTTTTCCATAATGCAATTCTATCAGTTTTGGTTAAAAAACACACATTATTTAATGTGCAACCAAGTTCTTCCAATCCTTACACCTCTTACGCAACTAGGCGAAACTTCTAGCAGTTTTGCTAATTGTGCGTGAGGCAAATCACTTGCTCTTATAAATCTTACTTTTTCTTCATTAAGGACTGATTTGCCATTTTTATCACCAGAGGAAGTAACAACACGCTTTCTTCCTTTTGCAATCATATCTTGCGTATTTTCTTTAGGTGTTCCAATTATTAAATGCTCTGGATTACAGCACTCAGGATTGTCACACTTGTGCATAACAAACATACCTTCTGGAATCTTTTGCTTGTTATGAATTTCCCAAGAAAGCCTATGGGCTAACGTATATCCATCCGTTTTTTTACCAGTTGATATACGCCCATAACCCAAAGCCTTGTTGCCAATCCAACTCCAGCAAGATTCATTCTTCACTACAAACTTCCAGAATCTTTCTTCAATTGGTGCTTGGTTTTTTGTTCCTCCAAATGGAGTTCCATATCGTCTTAATCTCAAATAGTGCTTATTGCACATTCCAGATTTTGTTGCTTCTTTATCACAATTTTCAACGCTACACATAAAAATGCCCCCATGAATTAACATGAGGGCATTGTATCACATCAATGTGAGTATTATGGCGTTAAATCCGCGATAATGCCATGAGCAGCTTGGTTTTTAACTTCCAAGGTGTACTCAGCCAACAACTGTGTAGACTCATTGTCGCCAGTTACAGCCAACTCGTTGGTCTGGAAAGGACGCAGATAAGCGATAGCAGCCATGTCAGGGTCAAGCACAAATGCTGTCTCGTCACATGAGTTGGTAGATGTCATAAAGCGGTTAGGAACAACGGAAATTGTACCGAAATCGCTCATGTAAACATCGGCAGCCGCCACGATTGTGGTAGGGCTGTTAGATGGGGCCATGAAACGCTGAGCAGCAATACCAGCAAAAGCAGAAACTACTTGCTTGTGTGCAGGGTTGACCATCAACACTTTAGGATTGCCACCAGAGGCGTAAACTTGACGAACAACAGATTGCAACAAGGCTTCTGTGAAAGTGCGGTTTGTGCCGTTAACACGAGCAGTTGTTCCCAAAGAACCAGCAACACCATCAGTACCGCCAGAGTAGTTTGTGTTCAACCATGCTTGCAGACCACCCAATTTACGAGCAGTAGAAGAATCACCATTGGCAGCAATCTGGTTGCTCAACAGGGAAGTTTCCATGTCCCGCTTAATTTCGCTGGATGCTTTAGCCAGTTGATAGGCTTTTTCTGATTTGCGGCCAGCTTTGTCCACGCTCTGCAAAGTGCCAGAAATCTTGATAGTCTTCTGTGCAATCTGAGTGCGGTTGCCAACACGAGTTGTTGGAGACATAGTAGCGTCAGATGCTGTTGCACCCTCGACTGCAAAGTTTGACAGAGTTGCTGCTGCCAAAGAATCAGTCTGCCACTCGTGCAAAACAGCAGTAGCCTTTGTCTTGCCAATGGAAGACATAAAAGGTGTGTCTGTGGGGCTGATGTTATAGATAACGTCAGAGAGGTCTTCACGCATACCGATTGCGGTATATGTTTGATAGGTAGCCATAATTTAATACTCCAAAATTTAAAAAAATCGTTCAAATGCTTTAGCTGCGTCTGCGACTTTTCCTGTCTCACGCAACCTTTGCATAACCTGTTTATCCTGTGAATTCCTTGTAACTGGCGCAGAAGAACCAGAGCGCATCATCTTAGGAGCAGACTGGAGTTTTTTATTCAACTCTGGTTTGCTCTTTTGAAGTTGCTCATACTTCATTGCTTTATACAATGTATGCACAGCACGACTGTCATATACGGAACTGAGTTCTTGGTCAGACCACCCTACAGACTTCGCATAGTCACGGATTTGTTTCCGAACCGCATCACCCTGTGGCGTAGCTAACTCAGGAATAAGACTAACTAGCTTCTCAGATTCTTGACGGAGATGGTTTTGCAATTGGGTTTGTTGCTCGGCTTGTTGCTGTTGGGCAATGCGTTGCTGTTCATTCCTGACTACTGCTAACTGTTTCTCACGCTGACTCTGTTCAGCTACCGCTACCGCATAACCGATAGGGTCTGTTTCCTTTAGAACATCTAAGTCCACACCCCGATTTTGCTGCGTAAGGAAGCTATCCAACGCTTGCAACTTCTGGGCATATGCCTGTCGCTCTTGTTTAACCTGCTCTAAATGACCACGCTCAGCTTCAATTGCCTTACGTTGTTCAGCTAGAGCCTGAGACTTTTTAGTGTAGTCCGTACCTTGTTGATAACCCTTGATAAGTTCGTCTAGTTCTACTTCGACTTCCTCACCAGATGCTTTGACTTTATATCTCTGCTTGGGCTGTTCCTCGGATTCCTCCTCAGAATACTCAACTTCATCAGTCTCTTGAATTTCCTCTGGTTGACCTTCGGCTTGGCCTTGTTCGGCTTCCTCAGAATCACCCATCATGCCTTCAAATGCTGAAGCAGCTTGGTTTACATCTAGGCTTTCACTCCCATTAGGGTTGGTGTTTTCCATTTGTCATCTCAATAATCGCCAGAAACCTTCTGGACGGAGGTGTAGCCTATAGGCTACAGAATTACAATATTTTCCACTTCTTCTCTCTAATCACAGTTTCCGAGGCTAAGCCTTCTAGGTGTCCTGTAATTAGTTCAATAGTCTTAATGTGCCTGTAAGCGTCTTCACGCCTATCACATTCTTCTGCACTTGTGTTAATTATTACACTAATCTGCTCGTTTTTCAAATTATTTAATACTTCTTTGAAAAAGTCATCATTTAACAGGTTTTTAGCCCATTGTGCTAACAGGTGCTTGTCCATATTGGTTTTGTATTCCAGAAATTATGTCGTTAATGCTCAAGCTAGATTTAGCAGGGTAACCTTGCTTACTACCCAAGATGCCCATCAAGTCGTTGTAACTCAGGCTAGATGGCTGTGAGTATTGGATAGGCTCTGGCACTTGACCATAGTTAGGGTCTAGGAACTTTTCCCATTGAGTACCAATTAGCAGGTTTCTGTCGCCAAAGTTAATTGGAGGCAATACTGTAGCAGGGGCAACACTTGTCCTTGGAGGAGTAGTCCAATTAGCAGGAACATCAACAATTGGATATTGAGTAGCACCACCGCCACCACCACCAGTAGCAGCGTTAACACCTGCAATAGTAGTTCCAATTCCAAGAATTCTAATAATATCAGAGGCAGTTAATGATGTATCTTTAGTAGTTGGTGTAGTTGTTGTTGGAATTGTAACTGTAGGCGCAGTTGCTGTAGGTACTGTAGGTACTGTAGTAATAACTGGAATATCAGGCTGTGTAGGTCTAGGTGCAGTTACCTCAACAGTCGGAGGCGCAGTTGCACCACCACCTAAAATAGATGTAACAGCATTGATTACATCTGGAGATACTTGTTCTGGTCTGTTAGCAGTTGTTACAACAGTTGGAACTTGTGAAAGAGTGTTAATTAAATCAGTTGCAGTAATTGGTGTTCTGGCAGCATTAACAAGCAAAGTATCAGACGCACCTGTTACTGGCAATGCGCTAGTAATAGATGCAATATCTGCTGCACTTGCGTTTTCTAAAAACTGAGTAATCTGTGCGTTTGTTAATCCTGCACCTTGCATTGAACTAATTAACTGACTTTCAAGAGCATCATTAAACTGTGTTGCAGTCATGTTAGATGCGTCTATCGGACCACCCTGTAGATAACCACCCAATGCACCACCTGCGCCACCTAGCAAAGCACCTTTAAGTGGGTCACCACCAGCAATTCCAGTTGTTAAACCACCAAGAATAGCGTTACCCAATGCGTTAGAAGCTACTGCACCAGCACCTGCACCAAGCAAAGCACCACCAAGCAAACCACCCGCACCAGTTGCAGCTAATGCAAGTTGGACAATAGGCATCCATTGGTCTGCATCAGAACTTGACGCACCAGTTGTATAAAAAACTGGAGTGCCATTGGGTGCAATTTCTACTCGATAACCTGTGTTACCTTTACCTGTAAAAGTGCCACCAAAAGCATTGCCAGTTTGACGTTCACCATATGTACTAGGAACTTCTTGACCAGTTACTTTATTTCCATAAGTAGTAACTGTTTGTGTTTGACCAGTATCGTATGTATTGCCATTGTCATCTGTGTAAGTAACAGGGACTTGTTTAGTAATCTGACCAAACTGGTTAATGTCTGTAATTCCAATGCTAGACAAAATGTTAGCCATGTCAGCAGCGTTAGCTTGTGCTGAACCTTTGCCCTCGCCTGTCCATTGGTCAGCAGTACCTTGACCAAGAATTTGCTGAGTTAGATATGTCTGTGCAATTTCTGGATTGCCTTGAAGCGCAGAAGATACTTGTGTTGGAGAAACTCCAGCAGCTTGCATTGTTTGGTTAATCAATGTAGCGTCAGCATTAGGATTAGCGTTAAACCATCCAAGAATGTCAGCGTTAGTTACAGCAGGTGTAGCAACCGCTTGTTGTACAGGAGGAGGAGGGGCTACTGGAGTTGTTGCTTGTGGTACTGGAGGAGGAGGCGCACCAGTAGCAGATTGATACTGAGCCGCACTTACACCAGCCTCTGCCATCGTTTGATTGATAAGGGCAGGACTAGCATTAGGGTTTTCATTCAACCAACCGAGAATGTCTGCATTAGTAACTGCCATGATTAACCCCTAATCTCTACGTTAGATGTAATGCCAGCACCAATCTTCATTGCTTTCAGTTGTGCTTCTGCTTCAAACTCTTGTTGCTTCATAGCAAAGTAAGCCTGTTGTTTCTCACGCTCTAGTTGCAACTTGGCAGCTTCCTTTTCACGCATCATCTGCATTTCAAGAACAGCCTTCTGTTGCGCCATCTCCATGTCAATCTGTTGTTGCTGTTGCTTCAACTGAATGTCAGCTTGTGCTTTAGCTTGGTTAGCCTGTATCTCAGCCTGTGTTCTGGCCATGATTGCTTGAACTTCTGGAGGCATCTGCTGTTGTTGTGGAGGAGGATTAGATAGCATCTGGTCTTGCTCTGGCGTAATTGCTTTGTAGAACTCAGCACTATCTTTAAAGCCAGCAATCTCTACCATACGTCCTAATGTGCCACGATACTGAGCAGGTGAAACGTAAGGATTAGCAGGGCCGTACTGACCAATCAACTGCTCTTGTTTAGCAAGAACCATAGACAGCATAGCCATCTGCTCTTGTCGGTTTCCAGCACCTAAACCTACGTTGATAGAAACATCGTATTGGTTAGCCCATGTTCTAGGGTCAAACTCTACGAACTCACCACGCATACGCACCATTCGTGCCTTGTCCTGATACTTACAGAGCAAGTGCAAGATACCTTGGAACAAAGACTTAACGCCTGTCTCAGCAAAGATTCGAGCCATCAGTTCAATCTTACCTGCGCCAGCTTGTTGCATAGAAGCTACCGCAGCAGCAGTTACGTTCTGCAAGATAGCAGGGTCTAAACCTTGTGAAGCATCAGATACACCTGTACGCTTAGACTGTACTGTGTCCAAATACTGAAGCATTGGGAAAGCCTGATTAGCCACGTTCTGCACAACTAACTGTTGAACAGCACCTTGTGACTTGGCACGAATAACACCACCAGCAGTAGATGTTAGCAAGTCATCTAGGTTTACTTGACCTTCAACCGCAACCACACGAGCATTGTTTGTCAGATATAAGTTATCCAACATCTGACGAGTGATGGTAGTCTTGATTAACTGTAGGTCAACTGTTCTGTCAGCTAGTGAGTTACCAAAGAACTTGTGTGGAATTGGGATAGGACAGATTGAGTGGAAAGGAACATAGTCCACTTCCTCAACCATTTCCTTACCATCCTCATCTTGCAGAATCTCATTTGAAGCGTAAAAGACTTGAGTCAGAGCAGCAATGCCCTTTCCGTTCATATCAGTTTTGACATAACACTCAAAGACCTCAATCTCTTGCATTGATGGGTCATCAGTCTGTGTTTGGTAAGGTTGCTCACCAGCAGAGTAACGAGCCACTCGCTCTGGCGTATAAGCCAAAGCATCATCCATCTGTAAGCCTTCAACTTGTTTCTTGTTAAAACCCATAGCAACCAAGTCACTACGAGTCAACATCTGTCTGTGGGCTACGAATGGGCTATCAGCAATAGTTCTAGCCTTCTTGCTAATCAAGAACTCCTCTGGAGGAACATTCTCAATCGTGACTTTGCCTGACTTTTTCTTTTGTTGCACCACAACATTGTGTGTAGCACTCATCACAGGCATACCCATAGGGTCAACAACTGGCTGCCCCATTGGGTCAATGATAGGAAGTTCTGTCGTATCTTGCTCGACAATCTCCATAGTCTCATCACTCATCAGCATTGCTAACTCGTCATCAGACAAATCAAAGTAACGCTCTTTAGTAATGTCTTCTTTGTTTTCCCAATAAGCCTTAACGATGCCGTTCTTTTGCATCAAGGCATCTTTAAACCAATCATGCAGAATGGCTACACCAGCGTTATCACGATTGAAAACCCAATTGCAGTAATCAGTAGCTTGCTTGGCAGAGGCTTCATCCCTTGGGCCTTGTGGCTCAAAGACTACGATATTGTCTGAGCCTGTAAAGATACGAACTAAGCTAGGTAACGCACCATCTATCGCTTCTGCCACTTCTCCAGTAACGATTTGAGACTTACCTTCGACCTCATTCCCATATGGCTGTCGTAGATAAGCCTCCAAAGCCTGTTTGCGCTGTTCAACAGTTTCGCTTTCAATAAAGCCAATTGCATCATCAATCTCTGACTGTAGTATTGACTTCAGTTCGTTCTGTTCCATGTTTGTCCTTTGGAGGGCGACCCATTCGGGGTTTGTCCAATTGTAATGCTTTTACCACATTTTCCAACATTTCAAGACGTAATTCAAGTTCTTTTACTTTAGGGGCTAGATTTACCCCTTGCATTGATACATACATCAGACAATCCATTTCGGAGTTTGGTTAATCGGCTTAGACCACGTTGAATGTCCTTCATCCAATCCAAGGGCTAAGTAACGGAAAGAATCAGAGCCATGACTTGACCAATCGTGTAGTGGTCTTTCAAAGAATATCTTACGCTTCTCATCGTAGTCTCTGCGGTAGTTTCTCAGGCAGTTTAGTCCTGTTTGCACTTTAGGTACGTTAAACCAGCACCTTGGCAATAACCTTCTTACCGCTTGGATGCCATCATC